TGGGTTGTTTATCGAGCCAGGACCATCTGGTGTTGGGTCTGGTTGTTCCCAACCAGGAATGTTGTCAAAGAGTGTTCCGTCTCTGTTTTTGTCTACTCTCGTCCGTGGGTCAAGGTCGCCTTCCGGCATACCAAACCCACGACCTCTACGCTTGCCACCACCAATGCTTGGTCTATCAATTGCTCTTGATGCAAGCGAGCGGCCGATTCTGTAGCCGAGGGATTTACCCTCTATTTCATGATTTGGAAATTTTTTTTTTAAGTTGTAGAGAGCCGTATCGACTGCGTCTATCAAATCTTCCGTGACACCAGAAGTTATTACTATTCCCTCTTTGTCAACAAATGTTTCTGCTCTGTAGTAATCGAATACTGGGTCTAGTGCGGTTTTTACACTAAATGCAAAATCTGTTTCGACAGGAATGAGGTAGGACTTCTCGCCCATATCGTCCTCGTCGCCAAATTCGGCGAGATTCTTGTACTTCTTTCTTCTCTTCTTTCGTTTGCCGACGGCATTTCGTAGCACACCGAGAACAAACTCCCCTGGATACTTGAGCTCAAGCGTTTCCATAATTGCATCTTCTGCTTCTGAAACGTGTTCCTCAAGTTCTTTTGAGCCACTGCTCAATACAACGCCATTCGGGATGACAGCAAATCTGCACTTGCCTTCTGGTTCTACAGGCATGTCAATTATCTTGCAGTTTGACCCGCCTTTATAAAACACGCAATTAGCGCACTTGACACCAATTCTGGCAACTGGATTTTCAGCAGGAGGGTAGTAGCCAGCCCAAACTCCATTTGAATCCTCGTTAAATTTTCCGTGGCGTGCAACGATTTTAAGAAGAGCATCACGCAGGTCTGCCTCTTCTTTGTCGAGGCTCATTTTTGGCGAAGCGTCATATTGGACGGAAGGGAGTGGAATCATCACAACTCCATTGTCGCCTGGCTTAACAGCGACAGGTATGGATGGCATTTGCTGTGGTCTGACAATTCTTTGTGGTTCATTTGGTGGAGTCGGTCTACCGCTAACAACTGGCATTGGAGCTGCCTGAGGATTCTGCGGAACAGAAATCATCTCAGGTGTTCCGAACATGTATCTTCCATGATTTCTCATGAATCCACACTTGTACTTTTTCGCTCCGGACATTTCGTGTCTGGTGAAGACAACTTCATCGCCATCTATTGAATGAACTGAGACTTTGGCATTAAAAAGTCTTGACAGCTCCTTCTCCATCTCTTCGTACCCGTTGCGCTCATCTTGCTCCGGCATCACCATGACAGGATTACCGTACGATGAGTCATCACCCTTGACCGAGATTGTTCCAGTTAACTGGTTTGCCCCATGCAGAACAGGGCTTACTTCATAAAGCTCAACTTCGTAAAGAATGTTTGCTTGTGACTTCTGGTCGAATTGAGCTCTTAGCGTCTTGTACCCGATTGACCACTCTTGTTCTTCTCCAAAGAAGGCCACGTTTGCAAATGCTTCTTTGCCTTTTTCTGACTGAAGATTGAATTGAACTTTTGCAAAAAGACCGCCAATTCCGGCGATTTTCATCTTCATTGGAAGGCGTGGGTCCTGTGGGCCAACTTCGTAAATTTCAAGTACTTTGCCGATTGGGTCATTCCAGTTATGACCCCAAACGACACGTGGTTTGCGGCGTAACAGGCTCTTTGTGAATGCCCCAGATGCGCAAACATCTCCAACGGAATCCTTATTACCAATTCCCGCAACGAAACACTCGACAATGCCCTGCATCTCATCCAGGCCGACAGCACCCTTAATCTGCTGGGAGCCTGATACCGATGTGGTCTTATACTCGAATGTTTCTTTTGACATTTTCCAAACCAACTTCTCTCGGTTGCTAGTCGATAATAAACGAGAAAACAGCTACAGAATGCAAGTATTTGCTTAAATCAAATCTTTTACAGAAATTGTTTAGTGAAACTAAGCAACCTGTCCGAATGTCCAGGCTCTTTTTGCTTCTGACTCAGATATCTCAAGCTGGTCTTTTGCAAGGATATTTGCGTACATCCCAACAAGCTCTTCTCTAAAAACCGAGAAACGCTGTTCTTCTCCCACATGCGAGAAGGATTTCATCATCATTTCTTCCATTGAGGAACGAATTCCAGAGTTCATGGTGAGTATCTCGGATATTTGCGAATCAATGTGCTTCTTGACAATTGCTGGAGATAGCGCCCTTGGCTTCAATCCCTTCTGCGAGTATGACTCTTTTCTGAACTCGTAGGAGTCATTGACTATCGCAGAGATAACAGGACGTAGGTCGTCTTCCAATTGCTTGTTCCATGTGTCTATTGAGAAAATTGAATCAAGGTCAAGTGTTCCCGACATAAGGGCCTTCTTGGACTTACTGCTACTTGCTTTCTCTAGGACCACGCGCTGCTGTCTTTCAACAACTCTTTCAATACCTCTTGAAAGAATTTCAGACCATCTTTCTATCGCCATTTCAGATTTGTCGAATTCATCGCTTTGAGCAGATTTGTGCTGGAATCCGCCAGAAGACTCGCTAGCCATACCAGACGGTATTGGCGCTGCTCCGGTAGCAGGAGCCATCCCAGCGACCTCTGGTGGCAACGTTGTTTGAGCCATGTCCCCAGTTCCGCCAGCTGCAGCTTCGGCCATTGCGCCCTGCATCGTATTTGGGTCAAGTGGTGGTACTGGAGCTTCGACTGGCGGCATTCCAGGAACTGGAGGCATACCTGGAACTGGAGGCATACCTGGAGCTCCACCGGGAACCTGTGCGGCATTCTCTTCCATCTTCTTTTTGGTGTTAGCAATTGGAATTAGGTTTGGATTCATAAGCAGAGAATCAGCAAGGTCCGCTTCAACTTCTTTTCTTCCACTTGCCTGTCTGTATTCGTTGACAGAAATCAAACCTTGGGACAGCTCATCTTTCAAGTATCTGTCGCGCTCTTGCTTGTAGAGCAAAAGGATGGGAACTTCGCTTGTGTCAAAATCTAGGTAATATTTCTCGTCAAGCTCATCCAGTGCTCGCGCTATCGGCTCAAGGTGAGGCAGCATTGTCTCAACCCAAAACACCCTAATTTCTTCTGCCGAGTTGCTAAATGTTCTTCCGGAAGCATTTCCAATAACTGATTCTGGAACACCAAAGGCTGCAAGAATTTCTTCTTTTGTAATCTGTCGCATTTGAATATATGCAGCATCTCGTGGGTTCGCTGATGTATCAACAAAGTCAACGCCTTCGTCTGCGGCGATAACTGTTGTATGACCAGTTTTTCCCAAATTGCCCCTGAATCTATTGCGTAATTCTTCTTTATCGTCTTCGTCTATTTCGCCTCTAACAACAAGAAGTCCACCAGGTCTTCCATCGTTTAATAGATAGTTTCTGTTGTACAGCTTTGCTAGATTCTCAATCTCTATAGCAACACCGGAAGCCTCCAGTGGCGTGAGGGAAAGATATGGGTCAAGGGGGTGCGGTCTTCTAATCCACACAACATCCTCTGGCTTCATTATTATTTTCTTGCCATACGGCATGTTCACTTCGTACCCAGAAACAAATTTGCGAGGGCATGGAATTGGTGCAGTCGACTGTGGGGGGAGGAGATTCAAGCCAATAACACCGCCATCTCTTCCGCGAACTTTTTCAATGAATGCCCCTCTTGTGCCAAGCAACAACTGAGCAGAAAGTCTGTATCGGAAAATAAACGAGTTTTCACCAATATTGGATTTAACGTTGAGTAACTCAAGCAGTGATGAACGCTTCGCCTCACGTCCAACTACGACTTCACCATCTTTTGAATTATCTTTTCTGAGAATGATTGGAAGTCGTGCTTGGTTGCCTGCAATAGCATCGATACATCTGTTCACCCAAGTGATTTTCTGCATACCCTCTCGGTATGCACGCTCAATATCCCACGAGTCCCTGTATGGCTTATCCGTGTAACTAGGGTTTGATGTGACTGGAGCGCCGTAACCGATTGCAGATTTTTTCTGCTGCTGGTCCAGTGATTTATTTTCGGATGAATTCCAAGCCATGTTTTACTCAAGTCCTAACAAAAAACCAAATAGACCGCACGTCACTCCGGCAACCACCAATCCCGCGGGCGGGAATATCAAACCTGCTCCAATACTTGTACATAGTATAAATGAAACCATGAACACATTAGCGAACGTACGCCTAGTTAATTTTGGTTTGAGCCAAATGGTGAATTTGTTAGGCAGAGTTCTTAGTTTGGGCATATAACATACAGTAGCCTATAAAAACAACATACGACACTAGGGAATGCATAGCTGATGGCTAATAAACCGAACTGGGAGGAAGTACTCAAGTACCTCACGCCCAAGGAAACTCCCTTCTGCCCTGAAGAACCGTCACTAAACCAAAAAGTATTTTTGCGCACACACTCCCTTGAGGCACTATTCGGAGGTGCTGCTGGTGGAGGAAAATCTTCCGCCTTGTTGATGTCGGCCCTACAATACGTTGATGTTCCTGGATATTCGGCCATTCTTTTCCGTAGAACCTTTGCTGACCTCTCCCTGCCCGGAGCCTTGATGGACCGATTCAAATCATGGATGTCTAACTATGATGACATTCACTGGAATAGCAATACATTTATTGCAACGTTCCCATCTGGTGCAAGAATATCCTTCGGCTACCTAAACAACGTAAATGACTATCTTCGTTATAAAGGTTCCGAATTCCAATTCATCGGCATGGACGAGGTTACCGAAATCAGGGAATCCGATTATCGCTACCTGTTCTCCCGTTTACGCCGCCCTGCCAGTGGTCCAGTTTCTCAGATACCCCTGAGAATGAGGTGCGCCTCAAACCCTGCCCCCAATTGGGTTAGGCAGCGCTTCATAGTTGAAGGCATGCAGGAGGGGAGGATTTT